ATAGGAATCATCAGAGGTGATCCTAATGACACATCGATGTCCCACACAGCAGATACAGAGCCCAAAGGATTTCCGCTACGACGAAGAACCAAGGCATCTCGTATCTTCTCCCTTAGCGCAACCGATGTATCAAGCCCTGTAACATATTCCCTGTTACCAGCTTCAACCAAGCAAACACCAATTGGATATTCGTAAAAAATACCGCCGAAAAATTGATCTTTTACCTGCTCGCCTTCGGTCAAACCAACGACAAGCATGGGTAAAGTATCTTCGGGAAGAATGACCAGTTTCTTCCTTACTACCGTTGTAGGCAACGCTGGAGTAACCGCATCCAGTCTGGATTTGATTGCAACAAGAATATCGTTTAGTACGCTCACAGGGTTTCTCCAGCGTCAATTATTCCTGTGATCACCCAGCGATTGGACCAACTTGTCTCCACATTTCCAAGAATGCGGTAAGTTCGTCCTGTATCTTCATCAACCAATTTTCCGTTTGGCTCAGGGGCATATCCGAGTTCGTTCTTGAATATGCAGAACTTGGTGCCAACCGTTGGAACACTGGTTCCACCAACAGAAGCAGGAACCTGGGTTGCAGGATAACGCTTTACATTCTCAATTGTTACAGCAGTTCTTGGCGCAGTAAAAGGCGTGTATGTGACAGTAATAAGATTGTCAAATACAAGATAGTCTTCAGTAATGTCGAGTAAGTCTGACATTATACCTCAATCATTTGGTACGGGTGTTCTTGTACAGTATACCCATTTACACCAAATACACTTGAAAGAATACTAGATGCTTCATTTTCTTCTACAAAATTTGCAGGACCTTTTCTTGATTTTTCATAATAAAGAAGTTCACCATAGTTTGAATCCTGGTGATCATCATTACCACCGTGTTGTTTGTATCCAAATTCAATTCCATTGTAAAGTATTCGCCACGCAACAGCGTCACGCAAATCTCCTGATTCTAACCTAGGGTATTCCCCAGGTTCGGAGTGTACTACTTTATTTTGTTTTTCGTCAAAATCATCTGGTATAGATAATTTTTCACGAAGTCCTGCAACAAGTTGTTCCCCAAGCTCAACCAGTCTTGGGATTGGAATAATCATGCTAGTAGTGCTTGGACGCTGTGCAATTTCACTTAGCATCCTGGCAGCTTCTTCCATTAAACTGCCTCATATCTATACTGAACAATTCCAGCAATAGTAGCTGCACCAGAAGCAGTAATGATAAAGTTTTCGCCAGGATTTGTTTTTGTAACCCACCATTCATCCATAACAGTAAATGGTGCAGAACTAAAACTAAGTCTATCAACTGCACCAATATACATTGCTCCTGAAAGAGCAGTAGTATTGGATTTTAATGTAAGTGTAATTGATGCGGAACTACTGACATACAATCCAGTAATTACAATTCGTTTTCCAGCAATTCCTGTGATTGCGGTGTAATCACCAGCAGCAGCATACACATTAGAAATAGGTGCAGATTGCATATAAGCTCCTGTTATACCAATTCGTATCTGTACACTACATATCCACCCATTGTGGCGGCACCAGATGAATTTATTACCAGCGATTCACCAACGCCAGTTTTTAAAATCCAACATTCATCTTGGCCTGTAGCACCATGCACAGCATCCATGTTTAATGCGCCACTTGCAGCAACATACATTGGACCAGTAATGGCTGTTGAGGATCCTTTGAATGTATATGCAACAGCAGCAGAACTTGTCACAAGAGCAGAGATTACAACAATCCTTTTTCCAGCGATTGCAGGAATAGCCGTGTAATCACCAGAAGCAGCATACACATTGGAAATAACAATTGAAAGCATGGAAATTCCTAATAACTTATGCCACGGGTTGCTTTGATAATAGGACCTTGAAGTTTCATTTGGATTCGGCGCAACTCTTCCAGTTGCTGACACAACATCCTAAAAAACTCTGTATGTTCAACCCGCTGACCATCAATTTGATACGATGGCTTTGGATTTGCAGACAACTCGGCAATCTTTGCCGAAATGTTTTCAATAGCAATTTGGACATTAGATGCCGCCTGATCAATCGCCATCAAACACCTCTTTGATCGTGTACGACCTGTAAGGTCTTTCAGGAGCCAGATTAAACTGTATCCTATAGTTCTCAATAGCTACTTCAGGATTCGCAACTTCATATTCAACAACAGGCAAATTTGGGTACGAAACAGCGTATGTCTTTAATTTTGGAGTACCCAACTTAATTACATTCGTTTTCATCGCAGTTCACCTCACATCATTATAAACATTAAGGGAAAGAATCCCCGGGGTTTTGAGGCCCCGGGGTTATTGGAAGCTTACGCTGCCAAAGCGTTATTAGGAAGCAGCGGAGGTCTGCTTTGCCGAGTGCCAAGGGCTCCATACGGCTGGGATACCACGCTCATGACCGAAGTAGCTGGCAACAAGGCCGTTGTCGACCATGTTGTAGCTCTGTGGACTGGCTTGTTGGATTTGCAGAGGATAGTTCTGCATGTATTTGAAGGCCTTGGTGGCGTCGGTAAGGAACCAAGTCGCAGTAGCCTGCGCAGTGGTGTAACCGCCGGTAACAAGCTCTTGCTCAAGCAAGGGGCTGGTGAGGACCTTGTACGAACCAAAGTTCGACACAGGATTCCCGGCTCCGCTGTTGACATAGAGAGGATTGGCGGAAGACTGAGCGCCACCAGTACGGAACTGGGTGGTGAGCGAGTCAAGGATGAGGTTGGCGGTAGCAAGCTTACCTGGGCACACAACCAAGGTGGTTGGGTTGACAAGGATACGCTTGCCAGTGTCAGGATCGGTAAACCGGCTGAACGCCAAGTATGCCGTCTGGATCGAGGTCCAGTCATACAAGGGGTTGGCATCGGAAACAACCAGGTTACCAGCGTAACCGAGGGTGTTACCAGCGGCAGCAACATAAGTGTTGTAGCCAGTACCCTTCCAATTGAAGTTGTTGACTACGCCAGAGAACAACTGGAGCATTTCAAGCTCACGACGGTATCCAAGCTCTTCGCCAATGGACATGGCATTGTTGAGGATGTCGCCGGTAAGATCATAGAAAACGGCTTCCTTGGTCACATCGATGGCCAAGGCGTTTTCACGGGTTTCAGGAGTTTGAATCCAGCGTTCCCCGTATTGAGTACGAGGATGAGGCTGACCAGGTTGACGACGAGCAGCACGATCACCAATCGGGTTAAGACCGATGACCTTCTGACCGTTTAGCTTGGTGGGAACGGTTTGCATCAGTTGGTCACCGATGAATGTTGGGTTGTTGAACCCTTCAAGCATCTTGACTTCGATCAAACCACCGGTAAGAATCGAGAAGGCGTTGATGTTGATGAACGCCGAGGGATCGAGACCGATGCCCGTCGATTCAAAAGCAGCATTCATGTTGCCAGGATTGGCAGCATTGATGTGGTTCTTGGCACGAACATACTTAGCGTAGGTTTCGCCATTGATGGGGTCCAGCATTGCCAGACCTTCGCTGCCGAGGATGCTTTCAGCCACATCACGGAGGCTGAATTCATCTGCGGAAAGCTTGCGATCAGAAGCAAGACGACGGTTACCATTACGATCTTTGTAATCGTTGCCGTTTTCGTCGGAAAGACCAAGGCCATGACGCATTTGCTTGACGAATTCGAGCGAACCTTTACCGGTTCGGCTAAGACTTTCGTAAGCATCACGAAGTGCAAACTTATTGAGAGACATTGTAACTCCTATTGTAGTTGGTTAAGTAAGGTTATGCGTTAAGGAATGGCATCGGCTGCACGGAGCGCCGATAATTTGCCAACGAGCCGAACACGCAAGGTTTCCGTACCGGAACCAACCTTGGGTTGAAGAAGTTGACCGATGATGCTACCAGAAGTAGCGCCAATCGCAACAGTGCTGTCGCTTCCAACAACACCAACAACAGTTGAACCAACTGCGGAAGCAGCACCGGTTACCGAAGCAAGATAGATGCAGGAAAGGGCAATAGTAATGCCGTCGCCAGTATAACCTGGTGTTCCTGCGGTAGCGTCAGTAGCAAGTTTGCCTTGCATTGAAACGCCACAGAAGCTGGCTCCAATGTAAGCCGCCGTATCAGAAACACCAGCAGTCCCCAAGGACACTGGCTCAACCTTCGCTGTAGAAGAGTTGAAGCACATCATGTCACCAGGATTGATGGCGGTAGAAGCCACCGCTGGAAGATTCAGGGTTTCGTACACTTCTGGAGGAAGGACGAAACGAAAACCATTAGCATTCGTACTCATTGGATCTCCTTGTTAGTTACGCAGTGCGTCAAAGTTAATTTTTACAGTTTGACCGCTCGGGGCTACCGAGCCAGTCTGAGGCTTTTCAACAGATTCCGCAAGAGCCATTCGCTTGATAAGCGCAACAGCGTTCTCACGGGGAATAGCCACCAGGCTTTCCATAACAGCCTTTTCCATGGTTACACCAGCAACATCGCACAGATGCTTGATATCTGTGAGTGCGCTGGATTCTGCTACCGGCTCCGCAGGAGCAGTAACAGGAGCTTCAACCTTGGTTTCAGGCACCGTGGATTCCGCCACAGGAGCCGCAACCGGGGTCTCTACGATAGGATCAGTCATTGCTGACTCCTTGTGTCCGGGATCATCGAATAAAACGCTCTCGGAAGCAGATCCCTTCTCCTCCTTTGAGCTTGAACTATCGTCGGTATCCGAACCTTCTTTTGGTTCGGTAAGACCATATTCTTCAGCGACAGCCTTGAGTTTATCGCTGTATTTCATGTCCTTGTTTGAACACACCGATGACATTTTTGCACATCGCTTACATCCACTTTCCATGCAGGATTCGTGCATGGCTTCAGTAGTAGCAGGAGCGCCGACAAGATCAACGGAGACAACACGATCAATAGATTGCGCTTCCTGCACTCCGCCAATAGACTTCCATTGGCAAACTGCGTAATGGCTGAATCCCATTGTATGCGGCATTTTTTCTGCCGTCTCCATTACTTTTTGTGAAATCGGATCCGACAACAACAGTTGAAAATCACCGTAGATGCCTTCACCGACAACATACCGAACATTGATGATCTGGCCAAGCCGGTCGTTTACATCCCTGTCAACCGGATTTTCCCGATCATGATTTTTGTTTACGACAGCGTTTTCATATTTGTGAAAACCTTCTCGCATTGCCTTGTCAGAATATCTACGACCATTCTTGGAAATTGGCCCAAGAATTTTGATATTCTTGATAACTCCAGCTTGTTTGTCAACAACAAGCTTGGAAAAAGACTCTGATTCATGAACTTCAGATTGATTTATAGCCATGCTACACTATACCTCTTTCTTTTTTGGTTGTTCATTGTTTGGAGCATTTTTATCTTTATTTTGTTTATTTTTATCAGCAGATTGTTGCAGAATGACAGGATCAATGATGGTTGCATCTTTACCATCTCCGCCAGGAATAACCCGAGACTGATTTGGCATTGGTGGAACCGGATCCTCTTTGGCTTCCTTGCGCCTGTTATCAAGTTCTTCCTCGTAATCCCAGTCATTCTCTGAGCAAATACGACGCTTGGATTTGATACCCATCTCGACATATTCTTTATTCATTCGAGCTTCTGCACCCTTATCCCGAATTTCAATCGATGGCGCAGTCAACACAAGCTCGACATTATCTTCCCAGTCCAACGGTATTTCGCCAGCCAAAGCAGCATTCTTCAGCGCAGCAATAATGATTGATTCAAAGAATGCACTGTATTCGTCCTGCATCGAAATACAACTACGCAGGAAAGGTGATTCTGCTGTCAAACTGGAAGCATGGCTCATTTCGCCACCTTTACCAGAAACAAGCCATTCTGGAGCATTCCACCTGGTGCCAGCACATCTAAGTACTGCTTGAAGTACTTCCAGATGCGAGGATACATTCTTTCCTCCAGGAGGCTCAATGTACCTTGAGTTATTGGTCATGTCCAAGATTGCGCCGGGAGTTACCGTCTGATACCCTTCAAACGAAGAAGGCATCAAGTTCTGTGGGATATTCTGCGTGTAAGGATATCCAGACTTCTGTGTGTCCAAGAAGTCATTGATCTGCGTACCAGTCACACCGTCATGCTCACGAATCGCAGCAATAGCTGCTTGTATAGCTGAACCTTCGCCGACATTCCGTGTAAGCTTCAGCGCCAGGTTAAACATTTCCGCTGTGGAAAATGCAAACGCAGGTTCACCACGCTTCATTTTCTCAGTGCAAAACAGTTTCAGGTGCCTGATCTTTTCAGGCTTAATGAAACTATCTGGGCCTACACCACCATTTGGCCCATTGTAGCGGACATTGTAACCCTTGATGTCTTGGGTGTCGATAATGTCCGTCTGAATACCGAAAGACCACTCAAAGAAAGAAGCATCGTAAGGCTGACACAGCAATTCCGGTTCAATGCTCCGAAACTGCATGTAGCCATCTTCCTGCGGAAACAACCTGACAATGTCTTCACCATCTACCTGAGATCTTTCAAAGCATTCCTTCTGGAATTTCAGGAATTTAGTCTTTTTGTACCATTTTTTGAGAAATTCACGACATTGCTGGATAGTGCTTGAATCTTTTCCAATGAAATGCGGCTTGAATCCTTTTCCAATCACATACCCTCGAATAGCCTGAATCGTTCCGCTGGCATTTGCATTTGTTTTGAATATGAATCGACTGATTGAACGAAGCCTGCCAAGATCCAACTCGTTACGAATAAAGGGGTAATCTGCACCATACGCACGATCAATAGGGTTGTTCACACCCCATGCAGTCTGACCAATACCCAAGTATTGGTTCGACCCAGTCATGAAACTGTCACCTTGGAACTCTTGAGGAGCCCATGGATAACCCCACGACTCCCTTACCGACCTCCTGATTGGCTGAGTCGGCGTAAACAACTTTTTCAGCCAATCAAACATGTTCCACTCCGTAAACTGTATTCATCGAACCTCACTATAAACACTAAAATACTATTTCACTATGTCCTAAGACCTCTTGAATTTGGTTTCAATCGATTATTGCAAATATTTATTAGTGTTCTTAGTGCTAATTCCAATGCGTCAGGACCGTCATCGTATCTCGCTGAAGGAAACAACTTCATCTGGTCTACCAAGAGAGAACCATGGGCATTCTTTACCACTCTAATACGATGCTTTTCCAAAAATGGTCCTAACCGCCTGATTCTAATCTCTTTTTTGATAACATTGTGAACACCTTGTGTTATCAAACCCATATTCATTAAATCACTTTTATGCTTCATATTTTGCAATAATAGATGCTGAAATGCGTTTGTTTCACATACAATCATTGACGGCTTATATTTTTCCGCCATTTCCAGCACATTGTCCACGATCACCTCGGAACTCATCCTGCTGATGATCGGATTAGCTAAAACGCTGTTATCTCTCAGTCTCGCCAGCAAAACCAGCGCACAATAGTCCCCAACTTTGGCCTCATTACCCTTGGAAGGGTCAATTGCAAGGACAGATTCGACAATTTCTGACCGTTCAGGCCATGGTTTATCCCACCAAATATGGTCTGCAAACAGCTCCTGAGGCCACTCTGTAGCACCAGGTGCGGTCGGATTTTGCTGGTATAAAGCCTCGAATTCCCTGCTTCCAAGGCTCGTTTTTATCTGTTCCAGCGCCAGAGCATCGTATTTGGATGGCCATAAAGGCTCTCCAATGGCCCTAGGATCGTCTTTATGCCTGTCACCTGTGGCGATAGCCGGTAAACACAAATACTCGAACTGGTCCGCATTCCGTTCCATCATTTGAGTATTCAAAACAGACCCAACAAGGTCTTCCGGGTTCCACCGGGTCATAACAATCAGGATTCGAGCATCTTTTTCTGCACGGGTACGGAAAGTCGACTTGTACCAATTCAAAATATTCTCCCGGATCGTAGGAGAATCCGCATCAGCACGGTTTCTGATCGGGTCATCCACGATCAGCCATTGACCACCCATACCCGTAATCGATCCACCAACACCCGCTGACCGATAAAATCCACGCCGACCAACCATTTCAAACAGGTCAGAAGTTCGTGTATAACTTTCTGACACAGCCCCTCGGCCACCTTGCCCTTCAGGCATCCTCGAATCAGGAAACAATCGTTTGAATTCTTCCGAGCAAATATACCGCTGAACATCCCGGTTGATCCTACCAGACAATTCGCTGGAGTAGGAACATGCCATTACCCCAGTATCCGGGTTCTTCCCAAGGATATATGACGGCAAAAGACGGCTGATAAGCTCACTTTTCCCATGCCGTGGAGGCATCGACACACAAAGCCTGCGAAGATGATTTGGATCACTTGTCGGAAGAAACATCCGCTCAATATTGTCAATAATCACCTGATGATGCCACGAACACTCAAACTGTGAGAACACATACTCGCAATAATGCTTGAAACTTGACCTGGCGTTGTGACGCTTGGCCAATTCGTCAACCATTTGATCCAAGTCATTCATTGTTAAAATCCATGTCCTGTACAACCCGGTCCTTGTTATTCACAGGTTTCACTTCAATAACATTCTGTTTTGCAGAAATCCTTTGCTGTTTAGCCCTCTCCTCAACCAAAGCCTGCAACTGCTGATCACTCATCTTCGTTGGATCCGTAGTATTGATCAACCTGTGATCAATCTCCTGTTTCGAGGTGTAACCTCGATCCTTACCCAGCGTACTCAGAGCCATCTTCACAGCCCAAGCATCACCAGACATAACAGCATCCGAAAAATGACCTTCAGCAATATCCACCAACATGTTTCTAAGCTTCGCTGACAAATCCCGAAGTTTTGGACGAACCGCAATGTATCGACTCAATTTGTAAAGATCGACACCAAGAGCCTCCGCTGCCTTCGGCAGCGATCCATTACATGCCTTTAAGGCAACCGTAACCTCACGCAGAGATAAACGCTTGCCTACAGGCAAATCAGAAAACTCCTCAATGTCATCCAATATACTTTCCTTTTTCAATATCCGCAAGCATCATCCTGGCATGCTTTTCCGTAATAACATCATCCTCACCCAAACCAAACTTCTCCGTGATCCATTGCATGTCCAACATCCATGGATCCAAACCAACAATCGCCAACTTCTGCAATATCTCTATCAACAAAGAAGTGACAACATCCGACTCTCCTCTTCCCCTGCCAGAATCAAACACACTCTCCTTGTACCAATCCTGGAACACCCTTGTTCCAGCCTCGTATGTCGACTCCTCAATATCCAACTGATCATCCACATACACTGGCGAATTAACACTACCAGACCACTCAGCCTCAATCCCATGCTGATGAAGTTGATACACAGCATTTTTGCAAGCAAACTTCAAAAGCTTGCTTACCTCACCCTTCTTGTACTTCGCCGATGTCCTGGTAGCCACGCTGATGAACAATGGGAGCCTACCCTCTTCACTCAACTCATCCATTCCAAGCTCAGTCAAATACATTCCTGCATACCATTCCTGATCCAACTTCACAAGCCTGCGCCGAGCATAATGTGCAAACTCCACATTAGCTTCCGCAGTGTCATATCCCAAAATACCATGGTAAAATTCTTTACCGAATATTTTCTCTAAACGGTTGGGCATAATAAGTGGATCATTTTGCACCATTCCAGCCCCCGTATAACTCAACCGGAATATCGTCAAAATCTTCATGACCCAACGATCTATCAATGTCCCGGTTCAATACACAGTATACACCATACTTCTTTTCCAATAAGTAATCCACCCACCTCGCAGCCTGCTTTTCACTACCAAATTCCCTGTATATCCAACCCTTACGCTTAAAATTCCGTTCACCCATCCTGAATTCACCCCTCCATACGCCAGGGTGATTCTTAAACCCAGGATCCCAAACCACACCAAAATAATTATGTTTCTGATGCTTCTGTAAATTCACAACCGTCCTGTATGCCTCATCCATCACATACTTGACATTGTGAGGCATAGCCTTATCCTTCATGTCCTTTCTTACCAACAAACAATTACCAGGCCTCGGATTATCACCATACCAATCCATAAACAAAGCCTTGGTATGGAACATAGGCCCGAGTATACCATCCCTCTTGTTCCTAATCCACCATTCCTCTGCGTACTTCCTCAACCCAAGCAAACCCTGCGCTGCGAAAGTATTCGGAATACCATTACGATACTGGCCCTTACGGGCCTGCATTGCCTCTTCCTTCGCTTCCTCAAAAGGATCATCACACTTCTTGAAACGATACTTCGGATTACGGTCGTTATGCTTTTTCTTTGCTGTCACTTCAATCTTACCCTAGTATTATATTGGTTCCTCAGTAAATCTCGCAACAAGCTCGATTTACTTCGTCACTCTTGCCCGCATCAAGCGGGCAATGTTAAGGCTTGATCGTCGTCGACAAGCTCCTAGATCAACTAGCTTTTATAATGTATTGTAAAACACTTGTTTGAACAAGTATCGATGTTTTTAAGATAATTCATCAAATATTCTTCAAATATCCAAAATACTTAGGTGTTCGCTAACGCTTACCGCTAGGTCAGCAGGATAGCTGACTGAGGAAAGACAGTATCCTATAGCCTATAATGGTTCTAGTATATATTCCAGCAGTCGTGGCCTTAGGGCCACTCCCATAGGAGTCCACCATGACCAATTCAGAAATAATGGCCTCAATGATCATAATTATCCTTGCCGTAGTTGCCATGTATCTGGTAGAATGTCTATTCCCTGGCAACTATGAAGATTGACCTACCATGGGACGAAGTCCCATACATGGAGTGAGTGATGAAGGTACTTGTAGCTTGCGAATATTCAGGAACAGTTCGGGATGCCTTTTTGGCCAAAGGCCATGAGGCACTTAGCTGCGATCTACTACCAACAGACTCACCTGGTCCACACTACCAAGGGGATGTCAAAGACATTTTCAATAATGGCTGGGACCTACTAATAGCCCACCCACCATGTACCTACCTCTCCGTCAGCGGAATGCACTGGACAACAAGAGGACTTCGTGACCCACAATTAACCGAGGAAGCACTTGACTTCGTCAAGACCCTTATGTTCAGCAACATACCAAAAATAGCCATAGAAAATCCTGTATCAGTCATCAGTTCCAGGATCCGTAAACCAGACCAAATCATCCACCCATGGATGTTCGGTGACGACGCTAGCAAAAAGACTTGCCTATGGCTGCATAACCTTCCAGCCCTTACCGTCAACATCCATGATGTAATCCCACCAATAGGCTTCCAGACAGTCACCAGCGCAGCAGACTGCGACCAATGCGATTGCTGCGATGAACCCTATTGCCAAAAACACCTTTGTCACTACGCAGACTGCTCATGCATAGGACCAACCGAAGATGATGTCATCTACAAAAATTACAATGACCAAATAATCTTTGGTACAAAATCAAATACACAAAAAATGCTATGGGGCAATCAGACAATATCCGGTCAAAATAAATTACCACCATCAAAAGACAGATGGAAAATACGGTCCAAGACATACCATGGAATTGCCAAAGCAATGGCAGAACAATGGGGATAATCATATCCATTATTCAAAAAAAAGTTTTGGTATATAGAGGCACTTTTTTGGAATACATATTAGATTCAGGATTCCAAGAAAGGTGGAGGGGGTGTGGTGATATATGTGTAGGATGGGAAGTGATGGTGTAGTAGAAAAAGTGGTGATGCAGTATAAGTAGTAGTGATGTGGTAGTATGAGTGGTGATGTGGCAGGAAGAGTGGGTTTTGAAGTTTTGATATCTATCCGCTTGCTATGTGTCCATCCTCTTTTTCCATAGGATGCGGGTCCCTTGTTGGGGCGGGGGTTTTTGGTCCTGATTCGGTCGTTTTTGGGGCGATACTGGCTCAAATACTGGCCCTTTTTGTGGTGCATGGGGCGTTTTTCGTGGTGGTTGTGGTATCTGGCAATGTCCGGATCTGGTGAAGCGGTGAAGGAAACTAGGTGGAATTTGTTGGCCGATGGCCTCGCCTCCGGTCGATCCGGGCGGTACTCGGTGAAGGATTCTGTATTGAGAATGGTGGAAATTTTTTTTTTGAACAACCCTGGGGAACTGACCAAAAAAAATTTTTGCTAGTGGGGGCTGGGATCCGGTGCCGATGGGCGCAAAAATGGCCTACAACTGCCTTCTCTACCATTCCCCGATCCATCCATCAATCTACCCTCTACCTTGCTACCCGCTACCATTCCCCGGCCTCTACCCGCTTTGCTCCCTTATTGGCTCTCGCCTGTAAAGGCCTTACTCTCTGGTTACCCTTCCAGCGGTTTTCCTTTTTCGTTACAGCATGGGCACAAAAAAACCCGGGAAGATTTTCCCGGGTTGGTTGGTCATCGTGCGTAAACCGTGATTTTGGGTGGCTCTTCTGGCCTCCCGGATTCCTGCCAGATTCTTTTTCGGTTTCGGTTTAGGGCTCTTTCAATCCCCTTCAAGGTTGAAAGCTCCCGGGGGTGGATGAAATATCCGTTTGCCTCGTGGGTCCTGTCGTTGGCCTCGTAGGTGCCTCTCCAAGTCGTGTAGTGGCCTTTTGTGTGGTTCATCGTCGTGGTCCTTTCCTATTCGTGGTTGTGGTTATCTGCCGTAGTAAATATCGTCGGTAAAGCCACCCATTTCAACCAATTCATTTACCATTCCGATCATTACTTTCCTGAGTTCTTCTGTGCTAAGTTCGGCATAATCCGGATCTTCTGGCCACCATGCGCCATTCCGGTCATTCCAGCGGATCCAGTCCAGAATAAGTTCGTGGTTGTTCCCACTATAAATTTCGATTTGCGTATCAAGGCTTTTATAGTCCATGGCTGCGTCTCCTTACTGGGTTTGTTACAGGTTGATTTGGTATAGGTTGTTGTTGTTGGATCCGGGTAATGGAAAGTTGATTCTTCCTCCCTTAAGGCCTTTCCCGTGGTATTCCCGGGCGTAGTCGTAGGTGAACTTTGCGTCTTCCAAAGTCTTGAACTTTGTTACGATTGGGCTCTTGTTTCCAAAAAATGTCAAAGTCAGTTCGTACATGGTCTAGGCTCCTTTACTGGGTTGCAATCGATCACTAAGGGATTTATAATCCATGGAATCCCCGGGCGCAAGTTCAACCCGGGGATTTTGAAAAATATTTTTTAGATTGTTTGCAAGGCTAACCGGGCTTTGGCTAGTTTGCCTTTTGGGCCGTGTGCTTCAATCAAAATATTTGTTTTGGATCCATTGCAAAGTTTGCATTCAAGACAGGTTTTGCCGTGGGTTTCGTTCACGCAAGCAATACCCGGGGCTGTTGTGGTTTCGTATGATTCGACCACTGTAAAGCATTTCCAGCCAGCGGCTATGGCCTGCGCTGCGTCGGCTGCGTTGTCACAACTGGCTTGCAGAATTCCCCGGTAGTCTGAAATTGTGCGCCATTGGTGGGTATATCCCGTATGGCCTTCCACTAGTGGGAGGAGCTGCGAAAATGAGTTTACGGGCACTGCGGATGGATCCCCATAGGATCCGATCCTAAGGCGACGGCCTCGGAATAGTTCTCCGTGGATTTCTGGGTTATAGTCCGGATAAATCCCCCGGTGATAACCTGCCCAGACTGCAAGCGGCGCCTGTCCGTGGTTGACATAACAACCATTCCCACCACGAAATCTGCAAGTACCGCACACTGAAAAATCCCAGCCATTTTTGACCGACAAAACGGGGTCAATTGATTCCTGTAAGATCCAAGTTTGGATCATATTGCCGGTTTTGTCGTTCTTGGAATCAAAGGTGGCCACCACAAAAATAGGGTCGCCATTAAGTCGGCTTTTTCCCCGAAACAATACTACGCCTGCTGGTTTGGCCATGGTTCTATTCCTTTTTACTGGGTTTCGTTTGTCCATCCAAAGTAAGGTATAGTTTGTGTTTCGTCCGTGTCAACGGATTCCCTTAAATATTTTTTCTGGAATTTTTCCGGGTTCGCCTATTGCCCGTGTCAATGTCCTCCGAATAGGGTAGGGGTGGGGTGGGGTTCATCCCTGGGGTAAAAATCCCATGTTAAAATGGGCAATCTTGGCAATTGGTAGTTTGGGTAAACTAGGTAAAATGGGGTATTTAGGTAAAATGGGCAAAATGGGTAGTTTGGACCTAATTTTTGAATATTTTAGGAATTTTTGGAATCATTCATGGGATTACAAAATGCCTCGCCGAATTATTTTGGAAAATTTATCCCGATTCACAATAAGCACTTACGACCATTTTTGAAAAATTCTGGTCAAGTTTGCGTTGACACCTTCCGATGTTAGGTATACCTTATCCCTGTCGGAAGTGAGAACTTGGAAACGGAGAGTGTGAGATGACGATAAAACAAATGGATATTACCGAA